CGTAGGCCTGATACGCCTTGAGCATTTGGTTGCGACGTGAAACGTCGTCCCATATGCCCGCTTCGATCATAGCCTGCTTACGTTCGGGTGTCACGTAGATTTCTTTACGGGTGGAAGTCGGCGCATATTCGCGCGTCTGGCCCTGTGGAGGCGCCCTACGGCGCGGTGTGCCGGCGGCCGGTGCCTCGTCCGCCGAACCGCCCACACGGGACGCCACGCGGCGCGTCAGCTCCTCCCAATAGCTCCGCGACGTCGGGTCGTAGCCGGCCGCCGTGAGGCTGTTGTCGATCGCCTTGGTGACGGCGCTGTCCTCGTCGCGGCCCGACGGATCGTACCACGGATTGGCCGACAGCCACTCCTTGGCGTAGTTCACCGTGCGGGGGTCGGCTCCCGGGTTGGCGTGCTGCTGGCGGGCCTGCTCGACCTGCTGCTTCTGCTGCCAGAGCATACCCGCCTCGCGCTGCGCCTCGTCGCGCAGACGCATGGCCGTGGTCACGTCGTCACCGTTGCCGGCCTCGACGGCGCGGGCGATGATGCTCTCCGCCTGCCGCACTTCCTGCTGCACCTGATTGAAACGCTGGTCGATGGCGCTGACGTTGCTGGCCAGCGTGTTGCCCTCGATGGCGGCCACGCGGCGAGCTAGTTCGCCGTTCTGGTGGCGCAGCATCTCCAGTTCGCGCTGTGCGCTCTCCTTGGCGCGCTTCTGGATTTCGCGACGCTTGACGCGACGCTTGCGGCTCTGGCTCTCGACTTCGTCGTCGGTGTCGTCCTGACTGGCGGCGAGGCGTTCATCATCGCCGTCATCGTCGTCATCGCTGTCGTCTGCCGCGTCAACCGGGGTTTCGGCGGGCGGCGTACCTTCGATGATCTCGAACTCGTCTTCGGTATCTGGTGTGTCACTCATGACCGGCTCCTTTCAGCCTTATAGCGACGGGTGTCGCTAGATCGTTAAACAAACGCCTTCACCGTCAGCGGATCGCCCGGCACTGCGCCGAGCAAGTCGAGATCGTTGAACAGCACGAACAGCACTTCATCTTCGTTGTTTGGACCGTGCTTAACTGTCCACTTGTCGCCGCCGTACTTTGGCGTGCGAACGAAGTCTCCCGGCGCGGCCCACGAACCCTCGGGCCACGCTTCTTGCGTGTTGCGGTTTTTGAACGCGAGGCTGCCCACGGCGATGACCTTGGCCACCTGCGTGTTCCACTGCTCGGTGTCCCGAGCGTCCTGCGTCAGGATGATGCCGCCGGCCGTCTTGCGCTTGGCAGAGCGGATCTGCACCAGCACGCGGCTGCCGAACGGCACGAAGTTGGGATCGACAGGCGGGAACGCCTCGTCGAGGTTACTGTACGCAAATGATACTTGGTTGATGATGTCGGACATGGGTGCTCCATCCGTGTCGTTGTTATAGGTCAAAGCCTTTTCGCTCGTGCTCTTTGACCAGATCTATCAGCACGATCTTGGCGCGCTCGATGCCTGCGTACAGGCCGACAGCGCGTCCGAAGTCATATGCCTCTCGGCCCGAGGGTTGTTCCAGCGTCTCTCTAGCAAGCATGGCCTGCTCTTCCACCAGCCGCTGGAGCAGCATCTCGATCCTCATGCAGGCGTCTTAGGCGACGTCGGCACCTTGGGCATGGTGCCCATGGCCATCTTCTTGTGCATGGGGATGGCGTCTGCCGACACCTTGCCGCCCGGCGTCGCGCTCTTTGCGTTGTTCGTTGCCACGTTCTTCTCCTTATGGATTGGGGTTTATCCCGGTCCCTGTGCTGACCGCGATGCGTTCACCGGACATGATCTCAGCCTGTGCAAGCTGCATCGCCGTCTGGTTGTCCTGCTGGTTCATGGTCATGCGCGCGTTGAGTTCGGCCGCCTTGCGGGCGTCCTCGCGGTCCTGACGCATCGTCTCCAACTGCTGTTCGATCTGCAGCTTCTGCGCCTGCAGTTGCTGCTCGACCTGATCCTGCGCGGCCTGTGCCTGCATCTTCTGGCCCTCAAGCTGCATCTGGCCCTGCGTTTTCTGCGCGTCGGCCTGCATCTGCGCCTGATCACGCTGCGCCTGCGCCTGCAGTTTCTGCCCCTCAATGGCCGTGCGCGGATCCTGCGGCGGCTGCGGCGCGAACTGCTGCATCATCTCCATCGCCTGCGCGATGATCGGTGGCAGCGACGCGAAGATGTTGGCCGCCTCACCGACGACGCTCTGCGACGCCTCGGCCAGCATGCGGTCGAACGCGCGCCGGGCCTCGTGGTCCTTCAGCAGCTTCATCTCCTCGCTGATGTCGACACCGGACGTCTCCTCGGCCAGATCCAACACCGTCGAGGCGTACCACAGGGCGACGTGCTCCTTGAGGTGCTGCAGGATCACCGGCAGATACTGCGGCGCGATAAGCTGGCTGCCGCCCAGCGCCGGGCTGGTCATGTACGCCAAGTGCGTCTTGAGGTGCGCGATGTGGTCCTGCTCCGGGAACGCCACGACGGGCTTGCCCATGGTGGCCGTGACGTTCTCGTTGACCGCGTTCTGCTGCTTCGGCTCCAGCGGTGGTACAAGCAGCTCCTTGTAGTTCGGCACGCGGAGCGTCTCAAGCAGCCGCTCCTCGACCTTGCGCGCGTTGTACAGTTGCGGCACGGCGGCGGCGCGGGTCGACACGGCCTGCACCTGCGCGAAGCGTTGCGCCTCGCTGAAGATGGTCGGGTCGCTGACCGGCACCACGTCCTTGGGGCCTTGGAAATCGGCGCGCGTCGCCAGTTCCTCGCCGACCTCACGCTCGGTGTCGTCGTCGTCTAGGTACATGCCGTTGAGGCGGTGCAGGATGTCCAGCGTCTGCGCCATGGCGTTGTGCAGGCGGCCGTGGATGGCCGAGAAAACGGTCATGCCCTCTTGGATCAGTGCCAGCGTCGTGCCGACAGGCGCGTTGGGGTTCTGGTCGGCGAGGTTGTCCATCGACGTGCGGACGACGCCCTTGCCGGCGTCGACCACGAAGCCCAGCAACTGGAACAGCGTCGGCGACGGCGGGTTGAATGGGATCGGCATGGCGATCTTGCGCACGTCATCGATGTTGATGCCGCCCTCGATCTCCTCGACTTGCGTCGGCTGGATGTTCAGCGACTGGCCGCCGCGCGTGCCACCCTTTAGCTTGAGCATCGTCGGCACGTTCTGGATGTGCGCGCTGTCCATGAGGGCGCGCAGTGCGCCCGTCGCGGCCGCGCTCAAGCCACCGATCATGTGCGGCAGGCCGATGGGGTACGCGCCGCGCCACGGGATGAAGGGCCACTCGACGAACCAAGCCAGTGGCTCGCGGCTCTCGTCTTCTTCGTCCCAGTTGCGGTAGATCGACAACACCTTGCCGCTCGACTTGTCGACGGTCAGGATGTACGGCGCGTTGCCGTCGCCCTCGACGTCGGCCACGGCGTGGATCTCGAACACGGTGCGCAGGCCGTCCTCGTTGTAGCTGGTGTCGCTGCGCCCCTCGATCTTGTCATTGGCCACGTCGACGATTGACCGCTCCGGCTCCATGCTCGGCGGCGTCAGCTCGACGTCGCGGTACATGCCGGATTTTACACGTTGTTCGTAGTCGAGCTGCGTCAGATACTGCACGTGCGTCTTGCGCTGCGCCGAGTTGAAATTGGTCGCGGCGAACGGCAGGTACATGTCGTCGATGGCGACAAACAGGAAATCCGGGCGGTTGCGCGCCTCGTCCCACGTGATCTTGAGGTACTGCGCACCGCCCAGTGGCACCTGCGTCAGCAACTGCTCCAGCTCGGAGCGGAACGTCTTGCTCTGCACCATGAGCTGCCAGTTTAGCATGCGCGTCTTGCGCTTGGCCTTCTGGAGCTTCTTCATGGTGACCTCACCCTCGATCAGGTCTTTGACCGGACCTTGGGGCGGGAGCAGCTCGCGGATGGCGCGCGACGCGAAGTCGATGCACGCCTCGGTCATCATCGGGTGCACGACCTTCGACGCGCCTTGGAACTGCGCGCCGCCGGGCGCGTCGTCACCGAGGCCGGTGCGGCGGATGCCCTCCTCGTACTGCTCGTCGCGCTTCTTGCGGGCTTCCTTGTCTTTGCTGATCAGGTCGAGGAAGCGCGCCGACAGCGTGCTGAGTTCGCCCTCCGGCATCTCCTCGGCGAGGTTCGCATAGAACGTACCTTCGCCCGGCGCGTCTTCCTCGCCGAGACGCACGATGGCGCCGCCGTCCTCGGTGTCCTCGACGTCGGATACCTCCTCGTCGATCTCCACGATCTCGCCTTCGGGCTGTTCGTCTTCGTCCATGGCTCAGTCCTTCAAACGGCGTATGGGTTCTGGAGGATCTTCGGTGGCGGCCTGTCGACATCCACTTTCTTGGTTTCTTTTACCACCGACACCAGTCTCTTGTCGATGCACAGCCGCACGCACTGCGTCATGGCGTCGACGTAGTCGTCGTGCTTGATGCTGTTGGGGCCGGTGAACGCGCAGAGCTGGGCCAGCATCGGGTCGACCCACGTGCGCGGCCGGCCGGGGAACTTGTCGCTCTCGGGCAGCCAGACGCGCTTGCGTGCGAAGATGTGGCTGACCATGTGCAGGCGGGCGAGTTTATCCGCGCGGCCGGGGTTGTAGGCGTAGGCCTCGATGCCCTCGCGCTCGAGCATCTGGCGCAGGCTGATGCCGCTGCCCTTGTCCTCGATCAGGCACAGGTCCGGCTTGCGGCCCGACGTGAGCGGCTTGGCGCCGCCGAACATCGGCTTGATCAGCGCCACGTCCTGATCGTCGCCGTAGCTGACGTTCAGCTCCTTCTTCACGCGCCTGATCAGGTCGGGCATGCCCACCTGCTCGGACCAGCAGTCGAGCAGGAGGAGCTGGCTCAGGCCATCCTTGTCGTGGAAGCTGCCGATCACGACGCACGCCGTGCTGTCCGCGTCGCCCTTCTTCTTGTCGTAGGTCGCCTCGGTGAATGCGGTGTCGAGCGACAGGATGATGTAGTCGAGGGCGGGCAGCGGCTTCTTGGCGGGCCAGAGCCGGAAGTCCGACCGCTTGATGATGCCGGTGTCCTCGGGGTCGATGAGCTCGCCGTACAGCTCCTGTCGGCCGATCGTCGTGCCCTCGTACTGTTCGATCTGCTTGAAGAAGCTGTCGGGCAGGTTCGCCTTGTTGTCGAACGTGCTGCCGCGCACGATGATGCGCCCCTCTTGCGGTGCGCTGAGCTTGCGGATCAGGTCCTTCGGCTTGGGCGTCGTCGTCCACAGCACCTGCGGCTTGGCACCCAGTCGCATCCCGAGCATGGCCATATCCCACGTCTCCTGATCATACTGCCATGCGGCCAGCTCGTCGAACCACCCACGGCAGTGCTGCGGCCCCCGGAGCCGCTCGGGCCGCTCCCCAGTGAAGCCACGTATGGTGCTGACGCCGCCGGCGACGTTCTTGAGCTTGATGAACATGCCCGACTTGTTGTGCTCAATGAGCAGCTCGGGCGGCAGG